GACTTCGGGTATTAGATACTTTGCCAGATAGTGCGAACATTCCTACGAATGGCGCTCTGGCGGTCATAGGTATGCTGGACATGACTTATGACTTCACACTCAATCGCGGCTTCGATAGCGCGACTCTTAGCGTTCTTGTGATTGTCGGCCGCATGAGCGAATCGGCAGCACAGAATCGACTCGATGGCTACCTGCAATCGAGCGGATCTTCTTCGATCAAAGCCGCAATCGAAGCAGATAAGACTCTCAGCGGCGCCGTTCAGACGTTGCGCGTAACGCAAGCCGTCAGCGGTACAATTACGGTCGCGAATATCGATTACCTCAGTTATCGATACGAAGTGACCTTGATAGGCTAAGGAGAAAAACACTCATGGCAATCTTCATGGGGAACAAGGTGGCGGTTATCGTCGGCACTACTAACACGATTACGGATCACGTTTCAACCGTGAGCCTCAGCCGTGAGTTGGACGTTGTTGATATCACCGCCATGAACGACACGGTGGCTAACGCCATCACAGGAGTCGAGCGCTCAACCCTCAACCTTGAGCTCTACAACGACTTCGATGCTGGATCCGTGAACGCTCTCTTCGAGAACGCTCTCGGTACCAAGCTCAACATCCGTCTAGTTCCGGTATCAGGCACCGTCAGCGCTACGAATCCTTCGTACACGATGTCCTGCCTCATCTCGAATTGGACACCGATCAATGGCTCCGTTGATGGCGTCGCTTCTGTAAGCGCATCCTTCCCGGTGACAGCGATTACCAAAGCAAATTCATAATTTCATAAGGGGACTCTATGCACCAGATCAAGATCACTAAGAAAGACGGTCAGGAACTCTTCTACGATCTCACTCCGAGCGTCCGGGTAGCCTTTGAAAGTCACTTCAAGGCAGGATGGCGAAAGAGACTAGTCGAGTTCCAGATGGATTCGGATCTTTGGTATCTCGCTTGGCTATGCGAAAGCAAGGCTGGCAAGACCACAACCGAGTTCGGAGATGCGTATATCGATCAGTTCGAAGATATTGACATCATCCTTGATGCAAAAAATGGATAGACCGCAAGGGAGACATCTACGAGATCGCGTCCCTTGCGGTTCTAACCGGTATCGCGCCTAACGCTTTGCTGGAATGCGATCCGGCTATTTACACCGCGATCAAAGCGATTCTCCAAGAGAGAGCAATCAATACGAAACGAGCGCAGGCAAGGAGGCGGTGAGATGGCCTTACAGGGAGCGATTCGGCTCGATGATTACGACAAGCTCTTGAAGGATCTCAAAGCCATCAGCCCGGAATTGCGCAAGGACTTTACGAAGGCGATGAATCGCGCTGTCTTGCCAGCCAGAGATGCGGCTCGCTCATTCGTACCCGGAGACAATCCGCTTCGTAATTGGCGTCAAAAGGAGCCAACCTATACCAGCCTTTCATGGGCAAATGACTTTGAGCATCGAGGGCGAGATTCTGCCTATCGCTGGAAGTGGGTGCCATCGCTAGTGAGAAGAGGCATCAAGATCAGCCGAACACGCTTTGCCACCGGCAGAGAATTAGGTGCCAAGATTGAGACAACAGCCATCTCGCTTATCAATAGCGAAGCACCGGGCATCATCTACGAATTAGCAGGATCAGGCAAGCAGACATCCGTTCGTCGAACTCAGCGAGTCAGCCGCAACCCTAATGCTCGCGAAGATTTCGTGAAGGCTTTAGCAGTTCGTCGAGGCAATCCACGCCGTCTTGTCTATCGTGCGGCAGAGATACACGGCCCGAAAGTAATCAGAGAAGTCGAGCATGTCCTAGAGACTCGACTCTTCAAGTTCGTTAGGGGAGTCAGGTAATGGCATCCACAAGAAATGTCGTAGTCAATTTCGTCACAAAACTTTCTGGCCGTGGCATTGATAATTTCGGCAAGCAGACTCGAGGACTTGATCGTGGTCTTGAGAAACTACAGAAGCGTCTCTTGGCTATCGTCAGCTTTGGAGCCTTCTTTCGCTTCGTCAAGAATTCGACCAAAGCCTTTGCTGAGGAAACCGGTCAAGTAAGACAACTCGAACTTGCTCTCAACAACCTTGGACTTGCCTATACAGCGCTGACCATTGATGACACGATCGATCGTCTGCAAAGACTCACCGCAGTCGCAGATGACGAACTTCGACCAGCCTTGGCTCAATTGGTCAGACAGACCGCAGATGTCGCGAAAGCCACGGAATTACTAGAGCTTGCAATCAATGTCAGCATCGGAAGCGGTAAGTCGCTCTCAACTGTATCTCGGGCATTAGGTCGCGCCTACGATGGTCAGACCACAGCGCTTCGACGCCTTGATGCCGGACTTTCCGCAGCCGCAATCGAATCGAAAGATTTCAATGTCATTCAAGCAGAATTGCAAGATAAGTTCGGTGGAGCAGCAGCGGCAGATCTCACAACCTACGCAGGCAAGATGCGAGCGCTTGCCGTGGCATCCGATGAAGCGCGAGAAGCAATCGGCGAAGGTGTAGTCAAGGGAATCGAAGCTCTAGGCGCAGGAGACTTCCAGCGTGGCTTGAATGATCTTGTTACCTTAGCAGAGCGCATCGGTCGCGCCTTTGAAATTGCTGGTCGAGCATCGGCACGTATTCGAGCTTTCTTATCTGCACCAATTGGTCGATTAGGAGATCAGGCAGCTCTGACCGGTCAATTCTTGGCGCAAGATATTGCTCTGGATGCAGCCGAGCGCAAGGCTCAAATTGCTGACGTTGATCGCCGCTATAAGTTAGAGCGTAAGTCGCTCAAAGAGCTTGCTCGTCAGAAAGAGCTTGAGCGGTCTAAGGACAAGGCAGAAGATCGCCGAAAGGCGGCAGCCAAGGCAGCCGAGAAGCGTCAGGATGAGATCAAGAAACGTCTTGAAGAGAAGTTTGACATCGATGCCATCAATCTCACCGCTGCCTTGACTCGAAAGCTCAGCGAAGAGGATCAGGCTCGGGTGAAGGCTCTGCAAGCCCTTCGAAGCGATGCCAATAAGGACGATGAAGCAGCTCTCAATCGTCTCATGGATCTTGAGCGCAAATTGGCAGAAGATAAGCTCAAAGCCGCAGCCGCAGACATAGCCTTGAGCACGGTGGTCAAGAATCAACGCCTTGCTGACCTTGATGCCGAGATTCAAGCTCTCAAGGCTGTTTCAGCCGCCAGAGCAGCCGCTATTGCTGGAGCCAATATCTCTTGGGATACCGCCAGAGCCGCAATCTCTATGGGAACAGCGACAGATAATCAAGAGCTAGTCGAGGCTGGTATCAAGCAGCTGAATATGGTGATGTTCCAAGATCTCGATAAAAGCAGTCTTGCTGAACTTGAGTCCCTTCGAGCCGAAGAATTAGCGGCGCAATCGGCAGCCACGGCCGCCGGGTTTGCAGCAGAAGCAGGAGCAGCATCTCAAGTCGTTGTGAATCAGTACATCTCAGGCAACGTAGTCACTCAACAAGAGCTATTTGATGCTTTCCAGAATCAGCTCTTCGAATCAAACCGAGCTGGAATCCCGGGTCAGCTTGAATTGCTAGGTCGATAATGGCTGGCGCAGTCTTTAGTTGCAAGATTGATTTCAGCAACGGCGCTACCTTCGATCCAGCGCTCGTCCTTGATGATCCATCAACTCCCTTGGACAGTTCAATTCTTGGTACGGCTGCCAGCGATATTCTTGACGTAACTCCCTACGTCCTCTTTGCTCGTATCCGTCGAGCCTATAACCGGACGGCAGATAGTTTCTTTGCCGGTACAGCCCAAGTCAGACTCGTCGATGAAGCCGGTATCTTCAATCCAGCAAACACCGGAGGATCTAACTTCGGCAAGATTCTGCCGATGCGCAAGATTCGCTTTGAGGGCACGTATAACGGCATCACTTATGCTCTAGGATCGATGTATATCCAAGAATGGAAATACACATCTCCGACCGGCTATGACCCGGCTTTCGTCGATCTCTCATGCGTCGATGGCTTTCAGCTTCTCAATCTGACAACGATTACGACTGTATCTGGTGGCACAGCCGGGCAGACTACGGCTCAGCGCATCTCAAGCATCTTGGATGCTGGCAATTGGCCTGCCATGCGCAATATCTCGACCACGGCTACGACCACGGTTCAAGCGGATGCTGGTACGTCTAGATCTCTCTTAGCAGCCTGCCAAACGGTCGAACAGACCGAAATGGGCGCTTTTTACATGGATGAGAATGGCAACGCCAATTTCAAGAGCCGAAATGACATCATTACGGCGTCGGGAGCCACTCAGTACATCTTCTCGGATGTGAATTCGACTAGCGCTATCACCTATCAAAGCGTTGCTTTCGACTTGTCCGATTCTGGACTCATCAATCGAGTGAGCGTTACTCGGAGCGGTGGCACGACTCAGACGGTTTCGGATACAACCTCCATCGATCAATTCTTCCAGCACAGCCGTATCCGCACCGGAATCATGCAAACGGATGCCGATGCGCTCGATCAGGCCAATCTCATTCTTGCCAGCCGTAAGGAAATTGGCACAGATTTGACCCTCCAATCCATCACCCTAGATCTCTTCTCTGACGATGATACCAATCGCATTGTTGCCGGTCTGGACATGGACATATTTACGCCAATTCAAGTCACTCAGACTTTGCCGAACGGAAATGCGGTCAGTAATACCGTTGTGGCCGGTGTCGGCTACGATATAACTCCACGGAGTTTCACGGCTACTTTCACAACAGCACAGCCTTTCGCGGTAGGATTCGTCCTAGATTCCAGCGTGGATGGCTTGCTCGATCAAGACATCTTGAGCTACTAGGAGAAACGATGACCTTTCCAGCACAGACCTTCACAACCGGTCAGGTTCTAACAGCCGCTCAAATGAATGAAGTCTCGACGGAGATCAATGATCTCTGGCGCCTAACCTTTCGGGCTGTGACCGGAACTTCTGACACTCTGGTACTTGCTGATTCTTACAACAAGCTCATTACTTATTCGAACACCGGTACAACGATCATCACTATTCCAAACTCATCGAGCGTGGCGTTCACTACCGGTTCAATTGTCAATATCCTCAAGACCGGTGCAACCGGCACAGTCTCAATCGTTCAAGGATCCGGCGTGACTATTTCAAGCGCTGGCGCAACCGCAACGAATCCGACGATCACCGCAGTTGCCGGAGCTGCATCAATTATCAAGACCGGGGGCGATTCCTTCACCGTAGTAGGACGTCTCGCCTAACATGAACATTCTTGGGATTATTGCGGCACAGTCAGTCGCAAGAGTGACATTCACTATGGATTACCTTGTTGTCGCTGGCGGTGGCGGAGTGGGTGAGAATGGATCCGGCGGTGGTGGTGCCGGTGGTTATCGATCCGGCACGGCTTTTACTGTTACAACGCAAACAAATTACACCGTCACGGTCGGTGGCG